GGGCCGTGTACTCGCCGAGTTCATTCGCGAATACATCTCTGACGGCCGATTGATCCGCATCCTTGGCGGGGACGGAACCGAGAAGTACGTCCCTCTGATGCGCGATCAGGGCTCTATGAAGTTCGATGTTGTGGTGGACGAGTCTCCGACCTCGCACAACAACAAGGAAAAGGTCTTCGGCCTGTTCATGAACCTCATCCCTGCGATGCAGAAGATGGGGCTGCCCCCTCCGCCCCCGGAGTTTGTCGATTACATGCCTATCCCCGCGAGCTTTGCGGAGAAGTGGAAGCAATCGATGGTTCAAGCCTCGCAAGACCCGGCAAAGCAGCAGCAAATGCAGATGCAAATGCGTGGCGCGATGCTGGAGCAGGGAAAGGCAGAGGCCGAAATCCACGAAACGCACGCAACCGCTGCACTCAAAGAGGCGCAGACCGTTGGCGAGCAGATCGAAAACGGGCTAAAGCAGGTTCAGGCCACTGTGAACCCGCTGGGGATGCCCATGAATCCACTGCCCATGCAGTGAATCGTCGGGCGCTGGACGTTACTCAGCGCAAATCTACCCTCCTAACCAATGAACGATCAGGCATCTACGCCTGAGGCTGGCGCACAGCCTCAAGAACCGACGAGCGAAGTCGAAAACCTCGCAACGGAGCAAATCGAGGAACACTCGGAAGGCTCTGAACAGCAGGAAGCACAAGAACAACCCCAAGCGCAACCCAAAGTTGTGCCTCTGGCGGCGCTGCATGAAGAGCGCCAACGCCGCAAGGAGCTGAGCGATCAGGTCCGGCGCATGGAAGAGCGGTTTGGGCAACTGGCCCAGGTCGTCACCCAGCGTTTGACCCCGGCGCAGCAGCAGCAACAGCGGCAAGAAGTCGAAATCCCCGATGTGAACGTTGACCCGGTGGCGCACTTCCGGGTGAAAACGGAACTTCTGGAACGTCGCTTGGAGCAACTGTCCCAGCCTGTGCAGCAGATGCACCAGCAGACGGAAGCAGACCGGCAACTCCAGGCTTTGCAGGCCCACGTTTCCCAGCAGGAGATGCGGTTTGCGAAGGACACACCGGACTACATCGACGCCCTCGACCATGTGAAGCGCACTAGCTTCATGGGGATCAAGGCACTGGGCTACAACGACCAGCAGGCCATGGCCCTGATGCAGCAGGAGTTTGCCAAGCTGTCGCATCGGATCGCGGTGTCTGGCGGGGATGTGGCTGAACACGTATACCAAATGGCACTTGCGAACGGCTACACGCCCAAGCAAGCGCAGCAACAAGCGCAGAACGAGCAAGAAAAGCTACAGGGCCTGAAGAAGGGCACTGCGGCAGCGAAGTCTCTAGGCGGTTCGGGCGGGGTGGGCAACAAGCTCTCCTTGGCTGCACTGGCCGACATGCCCGCTGACGAATTCTCCAAGACGATTGGAGATGACGAAGCGTGGCGGAAGCTCTGGGGCGGCTAAGCCTCGGAGAGAAAGTTTTGCGGAGTAGCTCAGAACCTAGCTACAGAGCGCCGGGGTCAAACCCGGAGGTCGGTGGGGATGGACAGTCCCACCCTCCGCAACCAGTCAGTGACGGCCTGACCTTAACCACACCGTCTATCGGACCCGACTCCCGGAGCAGTCGCCTGTGAACGCCTCACGAAAAACGGCGGAACGAAACGCAGCGCAGCGAAAGCGCAAGCCCTTTCTTTCCATTCTCTTTTTCAAGGTGAAATCACATGGCTACGACTAGCTACGGCGTCAATGACGCACTGGCGGTAAAAACGTGGGGCAAGAAGCTCTTCGTTGACGCCCTCAAGAAAACCTACGCCTCCAAGTTCATGGGCAAATCCAGCAACTCGCTGGTGCAGCTTCGTGACGAAGTCTCCAAAGGCCCCGGCGACAAGATCACGGTGGGTCTGCGTATGCAGCTCTCCGGCGCTGGTGTCCAGGGCGACGGCACTCTGGAAGGCAATGAGGAATCCCTGACCACGTACAGCGATTCGGTCTACATCGATCAGCTTCGCCATGCCGTTCGCTCGGCTGGCAAGATGAGCGAGCAGCGCGTCCCGTTCTCGGTGCGCGATGAGGCCAAATCCGGTCTGGAAGATTGGTGGGCTGACCGCATCGATACCTGGTTCTTCAACCAGCTGGCGGGTTACACCGTTCAGTCGGACACGAAGTACACGGGCAACCAAGCCACTGTCGCCCCCTCGACCAACCGCAAGGTGTTCGCGGGTTCGACGGCTACCGATGTGGGCCAAGGCTCGTCCGACATCTTCTCCCTGAACGTCATCGACAAGTGCGTCGAGAAGGCCGAAACGTCTTCCCCGTCGATGCGCCCGGTGATGGTTGGTGGCGAGAAGAAGTGGGTGATGTTCCTGCACCCCTATCAGGTGTATGACCTGCGCACCAACACCTCCACCGGCCAATGGCTGGACATCCAGAAGGCCGCTCTGGCTGGTGGTGCTGACTCCAAGTCCCCGATCTACTCGGGCGCCCTGGGTGAGTACAACGGCGTGGTTCTGCACTCGTCTACCCGCGTGCCGCAAGGCGTGAACGGCTCTTCTGCCGTGACCACGACTCGCCGCGCGATCTTCTGCGGCGCACAAGCTGCCCTGATGGCTTACGGCCAGAAGGACCAGTCCGCCGAAATGTCTTGGGTTGAGGAACTCTTCGACTACCAAAACCAGCTCGGCGTCTCGGCCGGGATGATTGCGGGTCTGAAGAAGGCCGTTTTCAACTCCGAGGACTTCGGCGTGATCGTGGCGTCCACCTACGCCGCCGCCCACTAACCCCTAGCCTCAAGGAGAAACGAACATGGCTACTGGAACCGCTGGCGGCGCTGGCCGCGAGTACCACACGACGCAGGTTCACTACCTGCGCAAACGCATCACCTTCGCCGACTACGGCACGACCGTTACGGTGGGCACCCTGCCTCCGAACGCCATCGTGATCGGCGGTGGCGTGATGGTGACGACCGCTTTCAACAGCTCGGGTACCGATCTGCTGGATGTGGGCTTTATCGGCTCCACGACCGATGCGGACGCTTACGCGACCGACCTGACGCTGGCTGCGGTGGGTTACATCGCCCTGGATGAGTTGGCCGCTACGACCAACATCATGCAGACGGTGACCACGACCGTGACTTGCGCTCCGGCTCAGTCCGTGGCGGATGCGACGGCCGGTGAGGCTGAGGTCATCATCACCTACGTGGTGGACAACGACCAGTAAGCGAAGGGGGCTTCGGCCCCTTTCTCTCTAAGGAGAAGAAATGGCTACTGGAAACAACACCGCAAGCCGCAACGAGGTTCTCTACGCCGAGCGCATGGTCATTGGTGGCCTGTCGTTCGACCCGAACGGCGAGAACGTCACCGCAACCAAGAGTGTCAGCGCGAACGAAAGCGGACAGACGTTCTTCCTGAACTCGTCCACTGAGTTTGTGACCACCCTCCCAGCACCGGCGCTGGGCCTTCGCTATACGTTCATCGTGGCAGCCGCCCCCTCGGGCGCGAGCTACACGATTGTGACGAACGGCTCGTCCAACATCATCAAGGGTTCGGTGTACTCGTCCGACCTCAACGCCGCCAGCGATGGCGACATTGAGACCACGGGCGGGGACACGATCACCCTGGTCGATGCCAAGGCTGTGGCCGGGGATCGGGTCGAACTGTGGTGCGACGGAACCAACTGGTTCGCGCAGGGCTTTTGCTCTGCATTCGACGCCATCACGATCACGACTGCATCGTAATGGACCAACCCTGCCGACGCAGGGCAATTTGGGCGCAACGGGCGGTGGAAGAGCAATCTTCCCCGCCCGTTTCCATTGAGCCGCCCAAAGAGCCGAAAGAGCGCAAGAAACCCGGCCCCAAACCCAAGGTGAAGCGAGATGGCGACCTACGGTGACATGCAGACCCGCATTGCGAGCGAGTTGCACAGGACTGGCATTACTTCGTCCATTCAGGCTGCGATCCTGTCCGCTGTCGCGTTCTACGCCAACGAGCGATTCTCCGGCAACGAAAAGCGCGGGACCATCACGACCATCGCGGGAACGCGCATCTACACGACTGCGACCGCTTCCCCCGGCACTTTGCCGACTGACATCGCCGAGATCGACTCCATTGTCGCAACGGTGAATGGGCGCGACTACAAGCTCCAGAAGACGACTTACGAACACCTGGAAGACATCGACGGCGGCGCAACCCTGACGACGGGCGATCCCCGCATGTGGGCCTGGTACGCCGGTTCGCTGCGTCTGTACCCCACTCCGACGAGTGCGGTTGTTCTCACGCTGTCTTACCAAACGATCCTCACGGCCTTGTCTGCCGATGCGGACACGAACTTCTGGACGACGACCGCTGAAGCGCTGATCCGCTCGCGCGCCAAGAAAGAACTCGCTCTGCACGTCCTCTTTGACGACGAACTCGCCACGCGCATGGGCGCGATGGAACGAGAAGAACTCTACCAAGTGCGCAAGCTGTCCAGCAAGCTAATTGCTGGCGGCCGTCTCAAAGCAACCCCTTTCTAAGTTGCCGCCATGCCCATCGAATCAGCAACCTACATCAATGAACTGAACCCGGCTTACCCGCAGGCCGGTGACGACCCGAGGGTTGGCGATGACCACTTCCGGCTGATAAAGGATGTTTTGGTCACCACGTGTCCAAACATCGGTGGCGCCATCACTGCGACGCACACGGAGCTGAACTACGTCGATGGCGTGACCTCCGCGATTCAGACGCAGCTAGACAACCGCGCCCGGGTGTACCTCAGTGGTGCGACGGCTTCGGCTTCTGCGGCGATTGACTTCACCTCGGGGATCGACAGCACGTATGGCATGTACGAGCTGCACATCGTCAACGCCGTCCCGACCAGTGGCGGACTGTTCCTGCTGCAAACCTCGTCCAACGGGGGCAGTTCGTGGGATAGCGGCAGTGGTGACTATGACTGGACCATCGGCCGGGCCACCTCTGGGGGCATCACTGGAACGAGCGGCAGCACTACCGCAACCTCGATTGCCATCTCGTCCTTCAGCGCAAACGTGACCAGCACGACCGCCTGGGGCGGTTACTGCGCGGTGATCCGCATCTACAACCCCTCCGGCACGACTCACCACAAGCGGTTCTCCTGGCAGAGCGATGCCGCCACTTCCACGACGAACGGAAACATTCAGGTGAGCTTCGGAGCGGGAACCCGGGCCGCCACTGCCGCGATCAACGCCATCCGCATCACGAATAGCGGCGGGCAGATCGCCTCCGGCCGCTTTGCCCTGTACGGAGTGAAGACAGCATGAAAAAGATCGTCAACGGCCAAGAAGTCGATATGTCGCCCGAGGAAGAGGCGGCGATCCTGGCTCAGTGGGCGGCAAATCCCGTCTACGTCCCTCAAGTGGTGTCGATGCGCCAAGCCCGCCTAGCCCTGTTGGCTGCTGGGAAGCTCGGCCAGGTGCAAGCGGCCATCGACGCACTGCCCAGCCCGCAGAAGGAAGTCGCTGCACTGGAGTGGGAGTACTCGCAAGAAGTGCGCCGCGATTGGCCCTTCGTGGCCCAACTCGCTCCGGCTCTTGGTCTGTCCGATGCTGACCTGGACAACCTCTTCATCGAGGCTGAAAAGCTGTAAATGGCCTGGATTCCGATCAAAGACCTCGGGCAAGGGTTGAACCTTGATTCCTCGCCCGAGGAACTTGCTGTGGGCGTTGCGTCCGGTGGATCTAACGTCCGGTATCGGCAGGGGTACGCAGAGCGCTTCAAAGGCCTGCAATCGTTCTACAACGCCCCTCCTGCGATCCCGTATCACGTCACGACCTTCGCCGCGAACGCAAGTCGCTTCATCGTGTATGCGGGTCTGGCTAAGACCTACGTGGATGACGGCACGACCCAGACCGAGATCACGAACGCGGACAACACTGGAGCCATTGACGACCGCTGGTGTGGGTTCTCCTTCAATGGAATCTACGTCCAAAACAATGGGGTGGATGTTCCTCAATACTGGAACGGAAACGTAGCCTCCAACCTCGCAGACCTGACCGGCTGGCCTTCGGGCTATCGGGTGGGCTTCATGCGCCCGTTCAAAAACTACCTTGTCGCAGGGGATGTGACCCGTTCGGGTGTTCGTGAGCGCGGAACCTTCCTTTGGTCGCACCAGGCCGACCCGGGAACGATCCCGACGAGCTGGGACATTACTGACGCATCGCTGGATGCTGGTGATATTCCCCTGGCAGAGACGGACGGAACGCTGATCGACGCTCTGCCGATGGGCGACATGCTCGCCATCTACAAGGACGACGCACTGCACTACGCTCAACTGACGGGCAATGCCTCGATCTTCCGGTTTGGGCGTCTTCCTGGCGAGACTGGGATGCTTGCCCGGGGTTGTGTGGCCCAGATCCCGGGCGCGCACATCTTCCTGACCTCCGGCATTGACCTTGTCGTGCATTCGGGGCAAGGGTTGAAGTCCCTCCTGACTGGTCGGATGCGGACTTGGCTGGGTAACGAGATCAACCCCGACCGGGCTACTCGTTCGTTCATCGTCACGAACCCGAAGAACACCGAAGCCCTTCTGTGCTTCCCTTCTGGATCGTCGGAGACTTGCGACAAAGCCCTGGTCTGGAACTGGCAGGACAACACGTTTTCTGTCCGTGACCTACCTAACGTCACCTACGGCACGAGCGGGCAACTGAGCATCGCTGGTGCGCTGACCTGGAACACGTTGACGGGCACTTGGGACACGCTGCCTTATGCATCGTGGACGGAAATGGGAGGTTCGTCGGACCTCTCTCGCCTGCTGCTGTGCAAGTCGGGAAAGTTCCTCCTGTTCGATGCCACGGAGCAGGACGATGGTTCTGACTTCACGGCGATGGTGGAACTCAAGGGCCTGCACTTCGACTCGCCGGAGACGATGAAGCTGTGCCGGGGAGTGCGCCCGAAGTTCGACGCCGATCAAGGGGCCGTCATCAAAGTGCAAATCGGCGCCGCGGCGACTCCTGACGCTGAGCCGAGTTGGCAACCAGCTGTCGATTTCACCGTGGGGACTGACATCGAAGCGCACTCGTTCGCCTCTGGGCGGTTCCATGCGGTTCGCTTCTTTACGACCGACGACACGGCATGGCGGCTTCGCTCCTGCCAACTCGACATGGTCATGGACACGGGGGCTTACTGATGTACACGCCGAAGTTTCCCCCTCAGAACGCTGAGGGGTTGGCTCAGTACGTCTTCGATGAACTGCAGGCCATCGCGCAATCGCAGTCGGACACGCTCAATTTCCTCCAGTTCAGCCCTCTCAAAGCGGAGCCTAAGAAGCTTCGCGAAGGGTTGGTTGTGCTCGCGGATGGAACGAACTGGGACCCCGGTAGCGGGGCTGGGTTTTACGGATATCGCGGCGGTAGCTGGCGAAAGTTGGACTGAGAAGGGAACCAAGATGGCAACGGGAATGGCAGACATCAGGGGCAATCTCTCCGAAGAGATGCGCAACCAGATCATGCAGCAGGGGCTTATGCCTCAAGGCTGGTATGTCGAAGGGCTGAGGGGTGGAACCCCCATGGATGACGGGCGCTACTACACCGCGCAGTTCGACCAATCCGCCTATGGGCAAGGTGAAGAAGCCGGGATGGTCATGAACCCAGGTGCAGTGAAGGCCAACCACTTCCTTGGCTACGACAAGTCGTGGGCCGATGGTGGAAAGCACCAGGGTGAATTCGGCCAGGTGTACGACGCAGAGGGCAAGTACGCCAAAGACTACGCCTGGAAGGACGATGAGGCGAAGAAGAACCTCATGATGTTCCTGGCGGCTGCTGGTGGGATGGCGATGCTCCCCGGTGGTGCGCTGAGTGGTGCTGCCGGTGGTTCTGGCGCTGCGATGGGGCCGATCACCGAAGCCCAAGCGGCGGCCGAGATGGCTGCTCTGCAAAACCAACTCGCTCCGTATCTGGCTGGTGCTGGTGGGGCCGCTGGCGGTGCTGCCGGTGCTGCGAGTGCTGGTGGGGGCGGCGGTGGCGGTGCCGGTGCTGCTGGTGGACTGGGTGCCGGAGCTGGCGGCGGTGGTGGTTCGGGCGGCGGACTGTCCAGCCTGCTTGGTGGTGGCAACAACCTGCTCGGCATCGGCTCGACCGTCCTGGGTGGGCTGCTCGGCTCTCGCGGCCAACAACAAGAGCAAACGGCGACCCGCCAATGGGACTCGCGCCTTGACCCATTCCTGTTCGGCGATCAGGGCCTCTTCACTCGCACGCAGCAAACCATGCAGCGATCGCAATCCCCTGCGCGACTCGCAGAGGCCGACCGCCTGCGCCAGTTCGGGTTGCTGAACGCAACCCGCCCCGCTGCTCGCAATCCCTTCGGAGGTTAATAACATGGCTCTCGGCTACGGCACGATCAACGTCAACGGGGTGACTATCCCCGACTACGCTGCGGTGCGCGCGAACAGCACCATGGTTCCTGGGGCTGGCTGGATTCCGAACGACCGCATCCAAACGGATAGCCGGGGTTCGTGGATCGGCGCCCCCTCCGCTACCAGCGTGAGCGGTGTCGATGGCTCCAAGTGGGACACGGGTGGTGGGATGACCAGCACCCCCGCACCCATTACTGGCCTTCCGATGCAGTCCAACACGTACCAAGGCCCTAGTGGGGTATCGATGTCGGGCTACAGCCAAAGCCCGTACATGCAACAGATGGCCGGAGACATCACCCAGCAATTCAACCAGAACCTGATGCAGAACATCCTTCCGGCTGAGCGTCGGTCGGCTGACATGGTTGGCGGTGTGGGTGGTTCTCGCCAAGGTATCCGCGAAGGGCAAGCGATCGGGCAGAGCAACACCGGGTTGGCTCAAGCCCTGACGGGTATGTACAACCAGGACTACCAGGCCGACCGCACCCGCGCATTGCAGAAGTACGGCATGGATCAGAACTTCGCGCTTGGTGCGGACCAACTGAGGCTTGGTTTCCAGAACTCGGCGAACCAATTCAACCTTGGCAACCAGGGCCAGATTTTCGGCCACTACAACGCCAATCGCGGGATGGATCAGGACCAGCAACGCATCGGCCTGTCTGCCTACGGCCTGGGCCAACAGTCGGAGTGGAGCGGCCTGCAAAACGCTAACCAGGTCTTCAGCCCTTGGGGCAGTAACGGCGGCACTTCGACCAGCTCCAGCAACTCCGGTGGTGGGTTGGGTGGGGCGATTGGTGGATTGCTTGGCGGGGCACAGCTCGGCCGCAACTTCGGATGGTGGTAAGCATGGGACTACTCGGCAAAGGGTGGGACGACCCCCAATCGGCGGCGATCATGGCGCTGGCTGGCGGGTTGCTGCAAGGCAACTTCGGCGGCGGGCTGCTCGGTGCGAGCAACGCATTCAACGAAGCAGGTGATCGGCGCATCCGTCGTTCTCTGCTGGAGTCGCAGATCGAAGAGAACAAGGCGCAAGTAGAGGCGCGGAAACTCGCTGCGCAGAAGCAGGCCGAAGGGCTGGCGTTGATGAAGCAACTCATCGCACCGCAAACCTCCTACGCGCCTGGGCAGCTTGGCTCCGGCACGTTCGGGGTCCTGCCGAACAGCGAACCGCTGGCTCCACCTCGGGCGTCCGGTGGTCTGGCGGGCGCCAGCCCTGAGCAAATTGCCATGTTGAAGGCGGTCTACGGACACGACCTGACCGAACAATGGAAGGCCGCCAAACAAGGCTTTGAACTGAGGCCCGGCACTTTCCGCGAGGACGCGAGCACTGGGAAGCGTGAGTACATCGGCGATCCGACCAAGGGCATTGGCTACGAAGGCGGTCGGGTGACTCTCATGCCCGGCGCCGTCGAAGCCCAGACGCAACTCGCTTTTGCGAACAAGCTCCCCGAGGTGCTGGCGCAGTCTGCCGGGCGCGTCAATCTTCGCAAGAACGCCGACGGGACCGAATCTCCGGTGGCCGAGCTTTCCGAGAACCCATTGCTGCAGGGCATGTTTGGGAACCTGTTTGGGGGCGGCGGTCCGGCTCGGCCGCAAGCTCCCCAGGCATCGCCAACTCGGGCGCCTGCTCCGGCTGGTGGTTCTCGCTTCCCGATGGTCAGCCCTCCCGGCCAACCGCAGTTCACGACGCCTCCGGTTTCGGAAACCCGCGCAATTCTGGAAGGGGAGTTGTCGAAGGCTCAATCGATGCTTGCCGGTGCTCGCACGCCCGAAGAGCAGCGCCGCGCACAGAACGACATTGCATCGCTGCAACGCGAACTCGGGCGCATTGGTGGCGCTCCTGCGCCCGGCATCGGCTACGGCAAGACCACGGCGCAGGAGACGAAAGAGGCGGCTAACCGTGCGAGCCAGATCAAGCAGGCCGAAGCCGATGTGACTCCAACGTCTCAGCGCAAGAGCGACATCTCTAGCGCCAACTACATGCTTTCGGTGGTCGATCAGGCGATCTCTCACCCCGGCCGCGCTACGGCGACTGGATTGAGTGGAACGCTCGACCCCAGGAACTACATCGCTGGGACGAACGCGAAGGGGTTTCAGGCGCTGCTGGACCAGATCCGAGGCGGCACGTTCATGCAGGCTTACCAGAACCTCAAAGGCGGCGGGCAGATCACCGAGGTTGAAGGCAAGAAGGCCGAAAACGCAATTGCGCGCCTCAGCACAGCGCAGAGTGACAAAGACTTCCTGTCTGCGTTGCAGGAATTCCGCTCGGTCTTGTCTAGCGGCCTTGAACGCATGAAGAGTGGCGCCACTGCTGCAGGAGTCTCCCCCGAGTTCAACGGAGACAACGCCCGTTCCTCCAATGTCGTGCAGCAGCTTCCCAAGTCTGCGGCAAAGGGTACTCGTGCCCGCGACACGGCTACGGGCGAAACCCTTGTCTTCAACGGCCTGGCTTGGGTCAAGGAGCGGTAATGGCTTTTGAGATCATCGAGCCGCAAGGCCGATACGAGCTAATGCCGCCAGAAGACTCGCTAGCTGGCTCGGTGAAGCAGGGCGCTAAGAACCTACTCGCTGGAGGCGTTCGAGGTGCTGGCTCAATCGGCGCCACGATCCTCGCCCCTTACGACATGGCGAAGGACGCATTTGCCGGGAAAGGATTCTCTCTGGAGTCCAACCGCCAGCGTCGCTCCGACATGGATGCCGCTTTCGACACCATGGGAGTGGAAACCGACTCCCTGCTATACAAGGG